ACGGGGGGGGGCCCCCCCCCCCCCGCCGACCCCCCACCACCCACCACCACACACATATTTTGAGAAGAGGATTATCATGGCACGCCGTCGCACCGGATACGGATCATGCAAGACCACAGGAGGTGCTGTATTCACCAACTTGAAAGGTACCAAGATTCACTTCCCCGCCAAAGGATACGAGAAAGGCGAGGGTGAATTCCGAGGCATCCCTGTTGAGCGAGTGATCGCCGTCGCAATTCTCACCGGAGCCGACCTCGTACAGGCCATCCCCGTTCAGAAGCCCGCCCTCATCGGGAACATTCGTAATGTTTTCATCCCCGAATGCGCCCACGATTCCTTCCTCGTGGTCTGCACCGAAGGAAACGTCTACCGTATTTTCGATATTGCAGAGGAGGAGCTCGGGAACGCGCGTAATCTGATCAATGATTTGCGCGGGCTCCTTGGTGACGAGATCGAGTGGGTCAAAGCATGAAATACCCAAGCATTCACCGTATGGACGGACGCGAGGACGAGGTCCGTCGCAAGACAGTCGAGTTTCAGGAGCACAAGAGGAATCGAGCGAAGAGAATCAAAAGCACACGCCACTCTAAGCGCGCGAACTTCAATTACAGTGACGGTTGGACCAACCGTCTCATGGCAGAACTGAACGGAAAGTGAGGAAACTATTATGTCTACTTTTTCGAGTGCACCTTCGGCTCCTACTCCTGCGCCGCCTCCTCCGGCGACTAGCACGCCCGCGCCGCCTCCTCCGCCTCGGCCCGCCCCGGCGCCTCCCACGTGGTCTGTGCCGCTCAGCGTGATGGCGCCCCAGCGCCCCACGAATCGTTTCGTAGCGTGGCTTCGTAGGCCGCGGTCCACGGGTGAGGGCATGGCAATGGGCGCAGTCGCCCTCATTGTCGGGGTTATTGGACTGTCTCTTGCGTGGCGTGCTTTTTGGTGGCTTCAGGTGTTTTTCGCCTACTTTGCCACGGTCGGCACTCTCGGTAACTGAGAATAGCGTGAATAATCGTGGATGTGGTGTTTTTGAAGCCGGTTTGGTTGTACTTGCCGGACGGTAGTAAAGAGAGAATCATATCGCGAACCGGCGACAGCAAGGGGATTGGTTTCGATTCTCTTCAGGCCGGTGTAGAACGGAGGCACTATTTCAAGTACAACGAGTATTCGATCACGCAGACAGAGAGAGGGGATTATGTTGTATTACCGGATAATGAGTATGAGAAGATTTACTACCCGAATGGCGTGTATGAGTATGTTTCGAAGGTAGTGGCGCATGACGGGTTCTGGGAAGTGCGTGTCCGTCGCAATTCTTCCTGTGAATGGCGTGTGGACTGTTGGGGCCGGCGCCACGTTTCCCTGAAGCGGAAAAATAGTGGGTGGTATTTGCGGCGTATTGGCAGACACAAGACTGATCCCGACTGTGAGTCGAAGTTCGTCAACGGTCTGGTTTACTTTCGCGTTTCTAACAACTATGACATGCCTGTCAAGAAGGTTTGTCGGTATTTCAGTGGCGAATGGTGTATCTGGTATGAGAACATAGAGGGCGAGGAGGAGTTTTTCTCTTTTGATGAGAGGCATCATGAGTTGACCTTGTGCAACAATGTCATTTTTGTCACAGAGAAGAATAGCGGGAGTGCCGAAGATAATGCGCACGAGAGTGAGGTAACTCACCCGTCACATTATGCGGCCCTCACTCCTGAGCCCATCACTTTCATTCGCGATCGAGACTATCTGACCGGTAGTGCTTTGAAGTATATTTTCAGGGCCGGTCACAAGGATGGTGCTGACGAGAATGTTGACATGGGGAAGGCGGCATGGTATCTGCGCGAACTCGTCGCCGAACAGGGGGACCAGTCGGCGATCGCAATTCTGCGAAATGTCTACTGGGACACTATCAATAGACAACTCGCCCCAGAGGAACGGGCCAGAGAAATTCGGGACCGGCTCACAGGGTTCGTGTCCGCTATTTCATACGATCAGCTCAGTAACTATATCCCGGAAGCGTGAGTATTGTGGAGAATATTGTTGATATTGTTTGCGTTGATTTGACGAAATGCGGTGAACTGTGGGGAGCGGCCGCGTTTATGCATGCCACCGACTGCAACTTCACTATCAGGAGTTATGCGATCGATCCGTCCGCCGCGATCCGTGCACTCATGTACACCGTGCAGCGCGTTCAGAGACTAACGGGTGTCCTGCGTTCGTGGCGGGAAGGAAGGATCGCTTTTACTAGGTGCACGTATTCGGATGAGATAGGCGGGTACGTGCTCACTTACAGCGACTCATTGGACGATAATACGTACGTCTGTGCAATCGCACTGTCGGAGCGCAGTGAAAACACGGTAGGGATCATCCCGGGAGAGAGGCCTGCCTTTGTCCCCGAAGTCGAAGCAATTCTACGCGATAAAGGTTACACGGCCCGTATGATCAAGGAAACGACGACGGAGGATCTGTCAGAATGGCTACGCTGAGTGATTTCACTCTCCGACGCAGAATCGATTGGGGTGAGCTCATCTCCGACTGGCGCAAGCCGCTGTCTATTCAGCCAGCGTCGGTAGAAGTACGATTGGACGAGAACATTATCGCCTACCGTAACGGTGACGAAAACATCACCATCGGCGAGAATGGTTACGAATTGTTGCCGGGTGAGTTTATTCTCGCGTCCACCCAGGAAAAAGTCAGCGTGCCTGCCGACCTAGTCGCCAGGGTGGAAGGCAAGTCATCGTGGGCGCGCCGAGGAATTCTTGTTCACGTGTCCGCGGGATACATTGATCCAGGATTCCAGGGAAACGTGACCCTGGAAATCGCTAACCTGCACTCCAGTAAACCCGCACGTCTTTTCCCTGGGGATAGGATTGCGCAGATTGCTTTCGAGGACTTGGATAGGCCGGCCAGTGCACCGTACGGCACCAATGGGCTGGGATCGCATTATCAGGGGCAGATCGGTGTTACGCCATCGGCTATGGAGATGGAATGATGAGCAAGATTGATCGGCGGGGAATTGCGTTGACGATTGTTAAGGAATTGCGGGACATGATTACGGCGCCCCGCATTTCTGACCGCACGGGGGTTACCGTCATTGACTCCTCGTCGGGGAAGATTGAGATCACCGATGACGGCATTGTGGTGACGACGAAGCGCGGCGTATCAGCTGGGTGGACTCACGAGGAATCCTGCAGTCCGGAGCACTCTGCGATGCGCTGCAGCCTACTTTTGCGGAGCGTATCATGACAACGAATAACCCAATGCTGGAGATCGAGCACGAGGTGAGTCTCACACAGTTGTGGCTTCCGAAGCCCGACGTGTGTGATATTGACGAGTCGCGCATGACTGCCCATTTGGAATGGTGTAATCCCTACAATGACGCCATAATTGACGTCGTCGTAGAAAACACTGACGACGGCGCTATCAGTAAATGGATCATTTACGATTGGCCGCTGAGCATTGTGGGCAATAGTCATAAAACAAACGGCCAGAACACCTCTAATCTTGCGCGTCGTCTAGCACAACGATGGGACGATACAGAATACAATGCTATTGCCGTCCGCCGATTCCGAGAGATTGACAACACGATTCACTCGATCCTGAACTCACCATCGATCACTGTTCAGGACGATGCGCGTGCCGACCTCATGGGCGTACTGGACGATATTGCTCGCGAACACGGAGGAGACTATCAGCACTTGGGGCTATAGTCTCTTGTGTCGGACATGAAAACATTCCCCCTCACCACGATTCTGCGGTGAGGGGGAATGTTTCACGTGAAACACTCAGGCGCCCGGCTGCGGCGATGGGGCCGCCTTCGCCTCCAACGCGGCAACACGCTCAGCCAAGTCGAGGTAGCCGCCATGCCAGGCGATCACACGCTCCATAATCCAATCCGACGGAGGATTCTGATAAGGGTTCTTCTCGGGGACCCACTGGCCGCCCTCACCCTGCACTAGTTCGCCGTCGGTCACATACAAATGTGAAACACCGAACGACGCAGCGCGATCGATTACCTGTCGGAAATTCTCGCGCGTAACCCCATGAATGACGTGCCACCACTTGGTGGAAGGCTGCGCTCGCATCACATCGTTCGCGATCGGGTTATTAGGGTCATCCGTCAAATACTTGGCGGCAGTGTTCTCGAAACTCATGCACACGTCAAAATCGAGCGCGCACACGGCCTCAGTAATATTACTACCGGGGTTAATGGCGATTGTGAAATTCTTGCCGTAGGTGCGTCGAATTTCGCCGATGAGGTCACCGTACCAACCGACCCGTCCGGACTGCGCGCCCCAGCCGTTGATTACCTCGTCCAAGAATACGCCCTGGAAAAGACCATCGTACTGGGAGCGCAGGTTAGCGCACAGCTGCATAATGTATTCGCGCGTAAACTTGTCCGAGTCCGGTACACCATTCCTGGCAACGTCATCCTTGGCGAGTGACGCTACACCGTAGCGGGTAGGAATGTACCAAAGAATCCTCTTTGCTCCCGCGGCGTTAGCGCGCTGTGCCTGCGTGAGAAAATCATTGTCTTTCGCGGACCAATCACCTGTGGAGCGGTTCATGATCACGTAGCCGAGCGCGTTCCCGTAAGCCAATGTCTTGGCCCACTTTGACACCTTTCCGGCCTGACCCTCATTGTAGAAGTCAGGCCAGAAATACGTGACCGGGGAGTAGTAGTGTCCGCCGACCGTGAAAGGCGAGATTGAGGAGAACAGTGGGGCGACCAGCTTGTCGACGCCGGCCTTAGTGTACCCAGTAATGTTTGCCATTGTGCTTTCTCACTCTCCGTAAGTCCAGGTAAGACCATCGTCACTGACGGTGATCTTGCCACCATTGCCCTGGCCGCCGCCACCGCCGGGATTGCCAGGATCAGGGGTACTGCCGCCGTTCCACGCCGATAGGGAGGTCACCTGCACATCACCGGAGGCCGGCAGCTCCGCGCCTCTGACTTCGCGCGCCCAAACGCCGGCAACATTGATGACAATCGCCCACCGTCCGCCATGGCTGGCGTCTACCTCAACCTCAATCCGCCCCTTGTCATCGGCATCACCACGCACCGGGGCGGGAACGGTAGTAATATTGTCGGACGTATAAACGGTTTCCGGACGGACACTCATTGTGGCGTTGACTGTCTTGCCGGCCGCATTCACAACCGTTGCTATGACCTTGGTCATATTATTATCACCTTTTCTAATAGTGAACTATTTTATCGGTTACAGGTCAACGCGTGTCGCACCAAGGGTAGCCACCGTAAACACGGTGCCAGGAAAAACACCACCATCGTAATGCCAATACGGGTCAGCACCATAACTACCCGCCGTAGTGTAAGCAACCCTATGCGAGCCGGCCTCTACGGAAAGGCGCCACTGCATATGATGTGTCATGAACGTGCGATTGTACTGAATCTCGGTCTGCCAAATACCCCGATTATCGAGCTTGAAACCAAAGAAATACGAGCCGACCGCCTTATCCTTCTCGGCCTCGGAATTGTAATCCTCGTGCGCAATGCTCACGCACACGTCAAGCGAGAACTCCATGAGACTCTTGATGGGTAAGGTAACGATACCGTCACCCCAAGTGTAAGTAGCGTGATCCGAGGTTGAGCGCCCGCGGCCGTTCGTATTATCACGATGCCTGTAAAGCACACCACTGAACGAGTTTGCGGGGTTAATGTTGAATGACCCGTCACCGGCCTTGGAGCCGTCAGCCGTGTACAGAATGTCGTCAATAATGAAAACTGCGGGGCGCGCTTTCGAGACCGCCCCGGACGGTGCGGCAGCAAGCATGACCCGTGCCGCCGCCACGGACGCCGCCGGCATCACCCTACCGGCGGAATCATCATACGCGTCCCAGGCCTCAATAAGATTATCGTCTACTGTGGGGACGACGCCGCCGGTCCACCTAGTATTAGGCATATTGTTTTCTCCTAAAAATATTGTTACACAATTTCAGTAGGTGAGCCAGCTAACCGTCATCTCGCCCCAATCCATAATTGTACCCTCATCAATATTCTGATACGTATAAAGCGCGACCCTGTCCCCGACGTTCAAACGCCTGACACCTGTCACCTGCAACGCAGTCCACAAACCATGGTTCAACGCAGCATACATGTAAACGCCGTACTCGACATCGTTGCTGCGAGCGACCCTAGTGCCACCAACATATCCCGCCCATGATGACCTGTACCATGTCGTGCCGTCTAGACGGTAAAGCCCGCTCTGCGGAATAATGATTTCGATACCGTCTACTTGCATTCCACCGCGAACGATCTTCTCCCGCGACCCGACCGGGACCTGAGTCCACTTATCTTTCACAGTCCACAAGTGCGCGTTATTTGTTGCCATGTGGGCGAAAGGCGGCTCCGTGAAAGTACGCCACGACGAAGAATGAGGCGGGGCCGACCCGGGCGGGTCATAGGACACTCCGCTCGTGTCCATAATGAGCTGACCGCCCTGACGATCAGTGATCTGTATTTTCGCTACGCCCTCGTCGTCGCGGAAAATATGCAAACCGGAGGATCGGCTCATTTTCCATGACACGTACATGGAATAAATGATCCCGAGCGTCATTCCCGGCGTGAAAACGTCATTCGTGCGAGCGCTAATGTAGAAAGGCGTGTCCGTGTCTTGGATCCACGTGCCGTCGGGGAGCGTGAAATCGAATCTTATTTTCTTCCCGGCCGTCGCCTCCTCGTCAACAACAACAACCCTATTCTTGCCAATGTTGATTGTGAGAATCGCACGCCCATTCCAGAACGGTGTGAAAAGAATATACCCCTCAACCTTACCGACACCCTCACCAGCAATACCATACGTTTTTGGTTTCGCAACAGCAATATCGTAGATTGCCATCTGCGCACCATTACCCCTATTAGGGCGATCCCTGTCCGTCAGAACAAACCGTGTGCCACCCTCGAGCTCATCCACGGTCGCGATTTTGGGAGACCAGATAGACTCCCAGAACTCGTACTCGCTACCGAGTCCGAAGCGAATGTTTTTCTCGCCCGACGTCGGCTCAGTATCAACGAGCGAAAGCTCACCACCGATAAGCCTGTTACCGATAAGGTCTCCGGTAACTTTCGCCGCATTGAATGTCGCGTTTCCCGCGGTCAACATTTCCGTTGTGACGGACGCGAACGCAGCGATCTTGGCCCAGAGCTCCCCGGACGCGTAAATGTTGCGAGCAGACACAGAACCATCGGCGAGCGAAACGTTCCCCACGGATGAGGGGACAAGAATGCTGCCGGCAACCATTGTCCTGGTCACCCACTGTGTACCGTCCCAAATACGCACGTCAGTAATGTGTCCAGCATTATCCGTGACATACCAAATCAACCCTGTGACAGGATTCTCGGGCGCGGTCTGGGCCACTACGGGCGGCCGGTTAGCTTCCGCAATCTGAACAGCTTTCTCCGCATCCTTCGCCGCCTTGTTCGCTGCACCTTCGGCCTTGTTTGCGCGGTCTCGAATCGCGTCGGCCTCCTTGAAAGCGCGCTCGGCGTCTTTTGCGGCCTGACTGAGAATTTTGCCAGTATGTCCGAGATTCTCGACTTTCGCTCCGGAAGGCGGTTCAGCGATAGGGTCGCTGATCTTGACTACGCGGCCGGATGAGTCAATGATGACGAGTACTCGGGCGCCTATCCATGTGGCAATACCGTCGGATTCGCCAACAGCATGGGAGGTTGGATTGCTGTAAGGGATTCCTACTTCTACCCAGCCGGATGGGAGTGTACTGTCGGTGGCGGACGTGCCAGTGATTTTCCCGTATGTCCACGATACTGAGGATTGCTGAACAATAACATTGTTATTGTTACGGCCGCCGCCGTTTCGTGGCGACGTGTCAAGCAATAGTGACGGTCTGACCATGATGCCCCGTTTATTCTCCCAGTACCTCTATGTCCACTCTCATTGTAGCGGACGGGTCAGACAATGGGAGACTATAGGCGGAAACACGGCCCGCAATATGCTCACCCTGCTCGGTGATCGCACCGATAATATCCCCGACCTCGATACGGGCGTCCGGAATAATTGTCAGAGACCTGGAAGAGCGGGAGGAAATGTCCTGAATCATGTACGTGTCTGCGGCCTCGGATACCTCTCGCGCCGAGCTGGCGGCGCTGAATTCTTTGTGTGACGTGACCCAACCGTAGCCGGCCGGCTCGTATGGCGGGTCAGTGATTTCGCGTTCCGCTGTCCAACGCTCCTCCTGCTCGCCCTGAGCTTTCTGCTGTTTACTGCCGGTAACATACCAACGGTTCGGACGACGGCCGCCCGACCTCGGGGCGCGCGGAGCTTCCAAAAGGAACCCGGACTCGTACGTGTAAATCTCGTCAGGCGCGGTTTTGTCGCGGAGTTTGAAAATATGCAGCATTCCATCGGCGCCGCTACGAATACCGCAGCCACGAGATTCGACGAGTTTATAGATTGCTTCGATCCTGGAGTTTCCCCACTGTGTGGTGCGTGGGATAGGCGCGTCCCATACGTCGTCTTCCAGTTTTACTCGCACATATTCGGCGAGCTCATTGGCTTCGGAGAGTAGGGTGGCGCCGGCGCCGGGGGAGGACGGCCACGGCCTCGGATTATCGGCAAGAATCTGCGTCAAATCCTTACAGGAAACATTCACTTTTTCCTTCGACACGGACCATTCCACGTTGACGAACTCGCCGAGCGGAATCTCCCAGTAGTCGCCACGCCGATTCTCATAAAGCGCAGTCACCATGGAACGCTGCCCGAAATTGTTAAGCGCGTCCAACGGCCACTCCGGAGTCCACGACATGGGGCAAGAGTAAGACAAGGCGCCCGGAACATTGCGGTTCGTTGAAGACCACTCGACTTTCACCTCGGAGGCGGGAATACCAGTTTTGAGAACTTCGCCGCCGCGAATGATATCGATTCTTGCACCGATGCTGAGGCCGTCTGAAAGGGCGGCCAACGTGGGGCCGTTTCTCATGGCATTCCCGCAATCATTTTGCAAATCTCAATGTATGTGCGCGACTTCCAGACTTTGTCGACTTCACGCCATTCACCCCAGGTGACACAAGGTGCTGCCCCCCAGCCGGCGTGAGGGCCGACAAGCATTGGTGAGTCTTCGGGGATCTCATGCCATTTGACGTTCCACCGGATGATACCGTCTCCCGTGATCCTGGCACTGTCGACCTTGTCCACGGTAATGAATCGCGATGGGAGAACGTCGGCGGGGGCGCCGGGCGTAAGAATGAGAGGCTCACGCTTTTGCAGAATTTCCCAAACATTGTTAACGTGTGACGGGTCGTCTAGGACGAATTGTCCGCCTCCGGTGCGGGCCACTTCCAGCATCGGCCATCGGGCGATGAGTGAGTTATATCTCGAAATCGGAGAGGACCATTCTCTTTTATCCTGGGCCTCCTCCCAGATGAGCCCAGGGACGGTGCGCCCATTAAGGCCGCTCACCATGCCGCGCCACCACTCCACCTCAGGGCGAGTCAGCGTGACCGAGGAGTCGCCCTGAGTGTATTTTATTGTGGTGCCCGGCACAGCGTACGCGTCTGAGAGGATCATTGTCACCGGCTCGGTGAGCTTGGGGCCCTCGAGCTCACGAATCATTTTCGCCCTACCGGTGAGAGGTCTTTTATCGCGAGCCATCCCAGGCACAGCGAAAAGGCGGTCCCCCGCGTAGACGGGTTCCTTGCCGGTGGCCATTATTGACGGCAGCCCAGTGTGTGTAGCAATCCATCCCGTAATCGGCATTATTATATGCTTTCCGTCATAATGGTTTTTATCGGTTCATTCGATCATAGTCTACTATGGCCGACGTCGCCTCTACCTGCATACGCCCCACAAGATCATTGTCCACGTCCCGAATTTCGAGCACGTCAGGGCCGAGCGCACGATTCTCCAAAAGACTAATGAGCCGGTCCATTTTCTCCCACTGGGCTGACGTAAAAACAGGCTCCGGACGGCCAGTCTTATTCTCGATCGTCGAGAGACCGGGCTGCAGGAATCCACCATTATCGTAGCGGAGATTCCCCGCGGATGGCCCACCATAGATCGGAACCTCACGCACCGGGATACCGAAAGTCGGCGCCTCAACCATCATCCCGTTACCGGAGGCGATAGCAACGTGGTGGGCCGGATATCCCCAGAACAGAAGCGTGCCGGGCACCATGGGATTACCGGGGGATGACATTGCTTGATATCCGGCCGCCGTGAGACGAGGCACGTGAATACCCATAGCATTGAGCGCCCAGTAGACAAGACCAGAACAGTCGAGGCCACCCCCGGGGGAGACGCCTCCCCAAACATACGGTGTACCGATAGCCCGTCGCGCCGTATTCACTAGGTCGCCGGCAGCAGCACCGATTGCGCCGATTCCGCCACCGAATCCACTGACCACAGGCATGTGATCTTTAATCCAATCACCGAGCGCATCAATGGTTTTATCAACGCCCGCCTTTCCAGCGTCAAAGAACGGTTTCGCCCCGTCGCCGCCCCACGAATCGAGAAGCTTGTGAACAGGAATCTTAACAACGGTTTCGACGGCTCCGATCGGGTCGGAGAATATTGAGGACACTGCGTCGGCCGCTCCGGTGATCCAATTAAGGGCAGCGGACGCGCCCCTTTCTACCGTTGATTTGACAGGATCCCAAATACCGCCGGGGGCGAATGCGGCATAGCCGGCGTCACCGCCAGGAATACGGTCCCCGTGCGCGGCAGCCCTGTTCATGGCATTCACCATTGCAGGGCCGCCGACCGCTTTAACCCATTCTGGCCGCATGATCGCTTCTCCACCAGAAAGCGCGAGCCGGCCACCACCATCGGGCGATACGAAATGATAAATATCACGCCCCGGAGAGTATCCGGGCAGAACACCACCTGACGCGTAACCGCCAATCGTGGGCGCCTCGGGAAGACGAAGATCAAGAGAGAGCTTCTCCATCATTCCATTTACGAGTTTCCGCAACCCATTGTTGTAGACGGTGCCGATAACGAAGTTAACAGGTTTGGCGGCGGCTTCTTTGATTTTGTCCCACGCCGTCCTAACGCCGTCTTTCATGGTGTTAGCGGCGGCCACGACCCTGTCCCAGGCGCTTGTAATTGCGGGAACAAGCGTGTTAGCAATCCAATCTTTAACGATTTGGATTTCGCCTTTCAGAATGTTCCACGCGGAAACGACCATGTTTTTCAGCCAGCTGGTCCACGAAACAACCGTATTCCAGGCGGCACTGATCGTGGTGGCCGCACCTTGAATTATGGCGACTCCCATCGTGACCGCAGCGATGATGGACGCGAATACAAACGCAATGATTCCGCCTAGAATTTTCGCGCCCGTAGAGATTATTTCCCAGGCCACACTAATAACAGGTGCAGCATAGGTTTGAATCCAATTCACCACAGGCTGCATGACGGCCCAAATACCATTCCACGTCGCCGATAGAGAGCCCCACATAATAGACGCCGTGTCTTTAATGGCGTTGAATGCGCCGACCACCCACGGCCACGCAATATTGTAAATCCAATCAACTACGGGCTGAATGGTGGCCCAAATACCGTTCCACGCCGCCGATATGGTGCCCCAAAGGGACGATGCGGTGTCTTTGATTGTGTTGAACGTGTCTACGACCCAGGGCCAGGCCGTGTAGTAGATCCATTCGACCACGGGCTGCATAGCAGCCTGAATCGCGGCCCACGCAATCTGAATATCAGACCACATATTAGTAGCCGCATCCTTAATCGCATTGAACGCGCCTACCACCCACGGCCAGACCGTGTTGTAAATCCAATCCGCAATGGGTTGAATTGCGGTTTGAATGGCGGTCCATGCGATCTGAATATCGGCCCACATCATGGAGGCGGTGTCTTTAATCGCATTGAACGCACCGACTACCATGGGCCAAATATCATTGTAGATCTGTGTGGCGACGGGCATGATTGCCGCCCAAATAGCGTCCCACGCCCACTGAATCGTGGACCAGAGCGCGCTCACGCCCCAGCTGATAGCATCCCATGCCGTGGTGAGATACAAGGCGGCGACATTGACGATCCAATCAACGACAGGTCGGATTATGTCGCTGATCCCCTGCCAGGCTGCGACCATGCCGTTCCAGACAATCATTGCCCCGGCGGAAATGCCGTCCCAGGCGGCCTGCAACGCGGGCCACGCAGTATTTACAATCCAATCAACGACGGCCTGAATGACGGGCTGTATTCCTTGCCATACGCTGACGATGCCGTTCCATACCCATTGAGCGCCGGCAACGATTCCGTCCCATGCCGCCTGGAGTGCGGGCCATGCGGTGCCTACGATCCAATCAATGACCGCTTGAATGACAGGTTGAATTCCTTGCCATACGGATACCATGACGCCCCACATCCACTGGGCGCCTGCCACGATTCCGTCCCAAGCGACTTGCATGAGAGGCCACACGTTGGCGGCGAACCAATCGGCCACAGCCCCAGCGGCTGTTTTGATTGCTTCCCAGCAGGAAATGACGACGTTGCGGAATGTTTCGGAATTCTGCCATGCCACCACGATGGCTGCGACCAGTGCTGCGATAGCGATCACGACGAGGCCGATTGGGTTGGCGTCCATTGCGGCGTTGAATGCCCACTGCGCCGCGGTCGAGGCGATTGTCGCGGTTTTGTGGAGGACCATCATTGCAGTGGCCCGCCCCCAAGCAACCGCCTGCATCGTGATCTGCGTTGTCGCGCGCGCAATATTTGACATGAATTCGCCGGCGTACATGAGGTTGAGCTGCGCGGTTTCAACCGTGTCTTTGATTTTCGCTACGGTCATTGCGTTAATGGCTGTGGTGACGCGCCCTGCGACTCCGGCTACGCCTTCCATGTCGTTCAGCCATTGCTGCATTGAGGACATGACCATGACGGCTTTCCATGCCGTAAACGCAGCCGCAATACTGTAAACCGCCACTTTACTATTGAGAATAGCGACGGTGAGATTCTCCATGAATTGAACGAGGCTGCTGTTCGCGATGGTGCTGAGAGCGGTAGCAATGCCGGGGACGAGTGTCCCGACAATGAATTTGCCGAGCTCGACGAAGCTGTTGCGTACGTTGGTGATGTATGAGATGATTCCGGAGTCTTTGTCGAATCCGAAAATCGTCCCCGTGAAATCACCGGACATGAGCAGATCTTTAAGATTCTTCAACGACGGGACGAGCGTCTTGTTGATCCATTCCCCCGCGGCGGCAGCAGCGTCACGCATGCGGAAAAGGAAATCAACGAACCCAGAGTCTTCCTCGAACGAGAAGATCGGGCCAGTGAAGTCACCCTTGCGGATAATGTTGAAAGCATTCGTAATACTGGGAATGAACGAGTTAGTAACCCAGTTGAATACTTTCTCGAACCCTTTGCTCATGGCGTCAAGAGACGCGGTGATCCACGGGAGTGCTTTTTCAGCGATTTCCTGCGCCCCAGTCACAAGGGTCGCTTTGAAATTCCCCCAAGCACCCTCCAAGGTTTTGGTGGATGTAGCGGCCTCAATTGCCACGTCCTCCATACCGAGGTCGAGGATTGCTTGGTTGAATTCCTCGGCGGTGATCTCGCCTTTTTCCATGGCTTCCCGGAAATTGCCGGTGTAGGCGCCATTCTTTTTCATGGCTTCCTGCAATTTACCGGACGCGCCGGGGATGGCGTCGGAAAGCTGGTTCCAGTTCTCGGTGGTGAGTTTTCCGGCGCCCGCGGTCTGTGTCATGACGAGGCCGACTGTTTTGAACGTCTGCGCGTTTCCGCCCGCAACAGCATTCAAGTTACCTGCAGCCTCGGCGAGCTTATCGTAGCCCTTTACGCCGTTGGATGCGAGCTGTGCGGTGATTGATTGAATGTCGTCGAGCTCGTAAATTGTGCGGTCTGCGTAGGAGCGCGTGCTTTTTGTGAGCGCGTTGATTTCGTCTGCACTTTTGCCGGCGAATGCGAGCGTTTGCTTGAATTTGATTGTGGCGTCGGCAGCGTTGAATGCTTCTTTTGCGACGCCGCCGAACGCGACTGCAATGCCGCCGATTGCGAGTCCTCCGAGCGCGGCGCCGGCGACTTTCGCCACCGATTTGAACGCACCACCCAGGCCGGACGTGATCTTTCTTTCAGCCGGCCCTGTGTCGACATTGCCGATTTCGCTATTGATGCTTCGGGCGAGGCCTCGCACGGACGGGCTGATCTGAATCCATGCGGTCCCGAGATCATATCCGGCCATTGATACCTCTCCGAAATCATGTGTAGCGAAATGGTTCACGCCAATCAAACTGTTTTTCGTGTTTGTCTTGGCGTGAACCATTTTACACTATCCGATAGAAACGCGGCTTAGCTGCCGTATCGGGCGAGCCATTTCTCTCCCTTGGCCTTCTGTGCCTTAGCGTGCTTGCTTGACAGCCTGGGGTTGCCGGTTTCCCGGTATCCTTCAGCCGGAGGTTTCGGCGCTTCAGGCCATTTGTCTTTCTTGACGCCATTGACGGCAAGTAGTGTGGTCTGAATGTTGTGTGCTGACATTATTGTGGCGGCTACTTCATCGGACCAGTATCTGTCTCCGCCTCGCGCCCTGTCGAATGTTGACCCTGGCGGGAGGCCGCCGATGAGTGCCATTACCCGCCGTGGGGTTATTCTGCCTCGGTACAAATCGAGAAGATCAGTGTTGTAATATCGTTGCAGGTCGGCCTCTATCTCCCACCCATACTCACGAAGTAGTGGTGGGAGAATAGTCAGTTTCCCGCCCCCACCTCGGACACGATTGACTGCATGAAATCGGTCACCGCGTCGATCGGAACGCGACCATTCTCGTCCTCCAGAGCAGAGTAAACCTCATCCTTGTGGTCGCCTACAATGAGGCGGAACAGGGGGAAAGGGTTGCCTGCGTCGAGGGCTTCGAATGCGCGGAAATCCTCCAGCGCCTCCGGAGGAATGTCAAACTCGATTCCCTCATAGTCCACATGAATGGGATCACGCGTGGCTTCTGCCTTGGCCAACCTGTCAGCCGGCGCCTTAGCTCCGGCGGCCTTAGCCTTGCTTTTCGTGGTCTTGTCAGACATAATGGGTTGTCCTCAAAATTGTTTTATAAAGGGTGGGTTGTGTTTGTTTTGGATCTTCCCCGCTATTCCGCGACAACCCATCCGAAACACGGAATAGCGGGGAAGACTTGTTTGTCAGGCGGGGAACAGGGCCTTGTGGTCCGAGTAGATAATGTAGTCGCCCAGCACGGATAGGTTGTACTCGTAGCCGGTGATCTCGGCCTGCTGGAAAGTGATCTCGCCGCGCTCACCGAGCTCCAGACGCGGGAAAACAATGCGAATCTGCGCACCCACGCCGGAAACATCGAAAAAGTCGGCGACACCGCAGAGGAGCTTGACCTTGCGGGAAGACTTCGCGGTGATCTTCACGCCCTTGGTGGCACCGCCGTCCTCAATCTTCTCACTGGTGGCGTCAAGATACCAAGAGAGAGGGGCGAGCTTGGTCTCCAGGAGAGTAGCACTGAAAGTAGTCTCTGAGGAGTCGAGGAATGTCTTGACAACGCCGTGGCCCTGGTGTCCCTTGATCTTGGTAACAGAGTCGTCAGACGTAAGCTTGAACCCGTCCTCGCTAATCCACCCGACGTTGGTGAGAGTGGTCACTCCGGAGAGGTCCTGGGTGAGTGACGTAATCTTCTTGTCGAAATCGACCTCATATTCGCCCAGCCAGAGCGCGTCGTTGTCGGACGAGAAAATGAGTGCATTGTCAGCGTTAACAGCCATTATTTTGTTTCACCTGTGTGCTGTGATTGTTAATGTTGCAGTCGCCCTCGCCTGAGACGTGTCCGGATCGGGCATTTCTATCGGATAGGATGATTGTATCATCACTATACCATCCTGATAGTTCGGCATAGTGTGCGCCACATTCACGGCCTCGCACGCGATTTTCATCGCCTCACCCGACGACTGAGCGTAGGCGTCAATCGTCTCCAACGCAGTACAGAGCGCTTTCTGCGTTACTCCGGTACCGCCGGTAGAGAGAACTCGAATAAACGCGGAAGGGCGGTCGGGGGATTCGGGACGGCGGGACACGATCGGCACGCTCATGTGTGCGGACAGGAAGTCCATGAGCCGTTTCTTTATGTCTGGCACAGTGGGGGCGCGATCGTATGTTGGGCTCATTTCCCGCCTCCACCCATTGTGAGGCCGATCGCACACTCCAACGTGTGCTCCCTCATTTGTTTACGCATTGCGGTAATGGTGCGTGCTCTGACGTATCCGCGGGTACGATTTCCATGAGTCGTCTCACCCTCGAATCCCTGCCCGGCGGCGTTGGCTACGCGCCCTGTCTCTAATGCTACGGTCCGAGCCACGTCGGGACCGCGCAGAAGATCGGCGACGCCGTCCCTGTTGAGCTGAAATTTTACTTTCGGCATTATTCGCTCACCTTGTTTTCGTTGGCGCGAATCTGCACAACCATCCCCTTTGGATACGGGGAAGGGCGGCCTTCAACACGGTATTCTATGCCGTCTACAATAAGATGATCTTCAGCGGTCACGTCGATTGTGGTATTCCGCCAATAAAGGGCGGCGGGCACGGTAACGGGCATTGCCCCAGCACTGATCGGCTCAGTAGACGTGGCCGGCGCAAACACGGCAGGAGGCAAAGCAACGTTCTCCCACTGCCCCGGCACGGGGTTACCGTACTGATCTTTCGACGCAGGACCACGCCTACGCCGCGTGACGGGCACGTATCCGGACAGCATCACGGTTCCTGCCCGCTAATCGCATTAATGTCATCGATCAGCTGATCCGTAGCGGACCGCACATCATAATCCTGCAGGAGGTCTACCTCGAAAGCACCACCAGAGCCCCCGAGAGCATCCTTTTCCTCGCGCTTCAGGTAGAGGCCGCCCTCGGGATTCTGATACGTGAACTGGTCGCTGAACGGCCCTGTTGTGTGCGATTCTGACGCGATAATCCCGTGGGGTTCGGAGTAGATTCCGCCACCACTGTCGGTGACACCACCAATAGCATCTCCGCCCTGCATTGCACGGCGCACTACAGCACACGCTACACGCTTCCGTGTACGAGGCGTGGCGGATTCCCAGCGAGGGCATTTCGACACGATGAGATCGGTTGCGTCGGCGAGGAGTACGTCGGCGCGGATACGCTCGTTGTCCGAGAGTGCCCGCCACCTGGCCTCCAGGTCTTCGACCGTGGCGAACGGAATAATATCCTCAGGAATCACTTGGTAGTCTTTCTGGGACGGCCTCGCCCTCGACGAGGGGTAGGCGCCGGCGGGGCAGTGCGAGAGGAGGAAGAGGAGAAGGAGGGCTCGTCTGCCCCACCGGCGCCATCGTTCTCAGGGGTGATTTCGGTGTATTCGTCTCCGAGCATCACATTGTGGTCGTCTGCGAGATGGACCACAATGTCGTGGTCTCGGTGCTTGTAGGATCGCATTTCCGGAATCGCCCCTAAGAAAAACTTGTTGGATGGGTTGTGTTTGTTTACGGCGATTTTATCAGGCGGCCTTGGTCTTAATCGTCGCGAACTTGTCCGGGAAAACGTACCAGGCGTACAGAATCTCGAGGCGCAGAGCAATCTGGTTCCGCCGCTTCAGATCACCCTGGCCGTCCGGGTCGCCGAAACGGATGATCTCGAGCGGCAGGGAACGCTGAATTCCCCACCGAATGCCGTCGACGAAGTCGCCGACAATGCCCTCGACATTGGTGGCGGCGGTCGCCTCGGGCTTACCGGCAACCGTGTTTCCAGCGGCGGCCGGAAGCCCCATGAAGTTGTCAATGTCGACGCCGAGGCCGATCTGCGGGTAACGCGGCGTACCCGAAGGGGAACCGTCAGCATTCTTGGTCTGGAGACTGCCGAGTGCCCAAACCGCGGACGGAGCAAGCGCAAGCCCGGTCGGGGTGATCGGCTGGGCGTTGTCGTTAATGAGCAGACCGGCGGCCTGGCGGATCGCCTGGTCCATCTCCGTGGTGCCGATCTCGACATTCTTGGTGGTGGAGGTCAAGTAGTTGGTCCACGCGTCGATAACGGCACCGGTCAGCGGGTTAACCCTGTGGTAAAGGCCGAGGTCGAGGGCGCGGGAAAGCGCCTCACTACCCTTCTGGGCCAACTGGTTGAGGACGTCCAGCTGATAGTCCTCGTCGGCCCACTGGACCTCTTCGTTGAAACGCATAGTAACCTGGGCCTTGTGGGGCTTAGCGGTCACGTAGCCGAATTCACCGGAGGTGGGGGCCTTTTCGGCGCCCTCGTCGACGAACTCGGCGCGGGGGAAATTATCGAAAGTGATAATGTCCACGTCGCCGAAGGTCATGGGGATTCCGCCGTTGAGTTTGGCGACGGTGGAGAGGGTCTGGGTGCGAGTAATGATCCCGTCGGCGATCTGCCGAGGCATGAGGACCTTCGCCTTGCCTGAATCAAACACGGCCATTATGGTTGTTTCCGTTTCTTTCTAGTGTTTTACTTTTTAGAATTGCGGTGGGCGGTTAGTCGCCGGCGAAAACGTTCCGAGCGAATTCTGCAAGATTGCCGCCGTTATTGTCGGGCGTGGTTCCGGCCTGGGGTACCACGGGGGCGACGGAAGGCTTAGCGTCGTGCAGTGCCTTGGCGATTGCGGCAGCATGAGCGTTGATTTCGTCCTCGGTGGTTCCTCGGATCAGATCGGCGCTAATGCCGTGTTCTGCGGCTGCGTTGGCGGACCATTCACGGACTTTGGCGGCGGTTTCGAAATTTGCAACCTTGGCTTTTAGGGCTTCGATTGTGGCATCTTTGTCGCCGATTGCCTTGGCGAGTTCGTCTCGTTCGTTGGCGGCGCGCCGATTTTCCTTGGCACGATTCTCCCACTTTCGAGATTCGCTCTTCCAGTCGATTTCAGGCTTGACGGCGGCGTTGTCCTCGTTCGTGGGGGCATTGTCACCATTGTTGGTACTGTTGTCGGCTGGCGTGTCGCTTGCGGCGTTATCGCTCATTGGGCGTTTCCTATATTTTGACCGTGCGGTTATTGTGATATTTTCAGGCAACTATTTTGGGCTTTGCAGCCGTCTCTTGTGGCCCTTGTTTATGCATTGTAGCACAATCATTCGATTGGCCGTGTGCGCCATTGTGCGAGCTCGTCTTGGTGCGTGTCTATCCACGATGAGACGAGTTCGCGATGGCGTTTGCGGCCTTTGTCAGTTTTGTGTCTGGCTGCGAGCGTGTACGCTTTTGCCGGCACTTCCCGCGAGGTCGGGTCCCATGCGGGGACGGCGACACATTTGCAATTGTCGTGCGCCCCGAATGACGCCGTCCCCTGCGACCGGTAGTAGCATTCGTTCATTGTGAGCATGACGCAGAAATTGCATGCTTGTGGGTTGCGTGTTCGTCTTTCCCAGCCCATGGCTTCCGGGTCGGCCCATGTCATGTCTGCGATTTGTGAGCGGGCGCCGTCGCTGACGTATCGGATGAGTGCCCCGGTCAGATAGGATAGGGCGATGTCGGGGTTTCCGGCGTATAGTGCTCCTGTGCTGAATCTGACACTGTCGTCGATTTCGCCTTGTGGGGTGAGTGACGTTTGTACTGTGGGTGCGTCGCCGGGAATGTCCTGGTCTAGGCGCATGTCTCGGTACCATTCGTCGGCGATTGCGGCGGCCGCGCTGCCGTATTGGTCGACGAGGGCGGGCATGATTTCGAGTAGAAGGTCGCGGGCGTCCTGGGGTCTTTGTCGTGCGGCGTGCGCCCAGAGCGTGTGTAAATCGTTTTGGGCGAGGGTGGTGAGTGAGTCTATTGCTCGACCGTATGCCCCGATTTCTGCGGTTGACAGCATGATAAGTGTTAGTTTATTGGTGTTTTGGTGCCGCCGGCCAGTTTAATGTTGCGCTTAACCTTGTTCCTTGTATTCGTTGGATTATTGACGTTCAGGTTGCTGCCGTTACTGTTATCGTCATTATTATTGCCGGCGCTGTTGACGTTATCGTCTCCGTCATTGTTGGCTGCGTCACCGTTAGCAGCATCTTCGCCATTCTCGTCCACGTTCTCGTTGTTCGTGGCGGCGAGGGCACGATCCAACAATGATACAGCGTTCTTTTTGCGGATTTCGGCGTTAATGTCGGCAAGATCGTCCTCGGTGAGACCGGCACGCCGCATGAGAGTCTGCGACTCCTGCAACGACGGGAACGCGGACACCATTTTGACCGCGAAATCGGCGGCGGACGAGGGCGAGGAATAGCGGGCGGGCGTCCACTTCACAGAAGTTTTCCACGACTCGGCGGGAGGCTCGTCGAGCTTGTCCCTGACCATAATAATGTTCTGCAGCGTGCGCCGCAATGGGGCTGAGAAAATACGCCACTGATACTCGGCCTCGTCCGCAAGCGCCGCCTCGGCCGCCTGCATCGTTCCGATAATTCCCGGCAGCACTCCCAGCACTCCCGCCTCGGCGCAGGAGGGCACCGAGCCCGCGC